GATGGCGAATCATGGGATCCTCTCGGTTCCATCCGGATCGGTGGTGATGGCGATCCCATCAAGGGACTCTACTCTTGGTTTGGCTATCAACTCATCGTCTTCAAGGAACGCTCTATTTGGAGCGTAAATGCCGATCCTACGCAGGATGCTGCCGATTGGACCATATCACTCATCAGCGGCAATATCGGCTGCTCATCGCACCGCTCAATCACCGCGGTTGGTCCTGACGTATTCTTCCTGTCTCGAGATGGCGTCCGATCTCTCCAGCAGATCCAAGCCGGTACTCAGACGAGCGTAGGTCTCGCGCTATCCAGTCCGATCAACGACCTCATCAGTCGCATCGACAAAACCAAGCTCGACCTCTGCGACGGTGTATTCTGGAACAACCGATATCTGCTGGCAGTTCCGTTTGTTACCGAGGAACCAACGATCCTAGGAGTCGAAAGCGAGTACGCGCTCCTGACCGAGAACAGCATTGATATCGCCCTCGAAGGAGCACTCAACGAGAACAACGCGGTCATCGTATACCACTCACTGGCCCGCTCGTGGCTTGGTTACTGGGACAACTGGATCGTAAACGACTTCATCCCAACCTCGTTCTCAACATTTGGACCCGTCCTCATGTTTGCTGGCGATATCATCTCGGTGTCAGCGGGAGCCGGCCAGGTCTGGTCTTTCAACGATTACCTTCCAAACAGCCGGCTCAATCCGATTTCAAGCTCCGCATACACCGATGGCGGTGCGAATTACCAATCCACGGTGATCACCAAGGCTTACAATCTGAACGAGCCTATCCCCGACAAGATCGGGTACAGCGTTCAATTCGCCTTCGACAACCCGTACACCACCGCCACCACGACCGCCGAAGTGTCGCTGTCCAAGGATATGTCGGCCACATTCGTGACGCTCGATTCCGCGCTGGCGATCACCTCAAGCCAGAAGTTCCTGAAGGCTTACAATCTGATCAGCCAAGGTCGCTGGAATACTTTGCAATTCAAGGTAACCACAGACGCTGGTCGCTTGTCTCTGCAATCCACCATTCTCTCCGGATTCGTCGATTCTGTGCGTCCTCAGCAATGAGCGTTCATCCAACCAACATCGAAGCGGCCAAGCTACTGCGGGAGCATTGGCCAACCTGCTCGTCATGGACTGAAGATCAGATCCTCAATTGGATCGGGATCTTTAGTTCCAAGAAACTGTTTGGCATTGTGAAGAACGAGGAAGGAAAGTGCGTCGGGGTGGGAGCTGTTCGGTTCCTGAACTCCATTGAGGAATCCGAGGATCTCAACAACAACTTCCCAGACGGTCACATCGCGTGGATCGAGATTGCCATTGGCACCGAGCCGTATGCGGTTCAAACCCTTTGGTTGGCCATGATGCGGTTGTGCTCTAAAAACGTCACCAAGCTGGGTGGTTTAAGAAAAGGCATTAACCGATTGTACGATTTTGACAGGTACTTCAAACTGATTATGAACGAAAGGATTTCCTATGGGCGCATCATATGAGGCACCTAATTTAGCAGCCGCTAACAAAGAGGCTGTAGAAGCCCAAGCTGCAACGTATCCAAAGCTAAGGGCATTGGATGCCGCAGCTAGGCTTGGAACATCCGTTACTTATGACGGAAAAGAATATGATTTCAGCGGTAAGCAAGTAGATGATAAGGGAAATCCTCTAAGAGATGCTCAGGGGAATATAATCTACAAGCCAATTGGTGACATTCAAATAGGTGAAGCATTTGCGCGGGCCGCTGCTGACATTGCTCCTGAGCTTACCGGAAAACAGCTTGAGCTTGCCCAGAAATATGGAACCCAGTTTGCCCAACAGCGTCGAAGCGAGCTGGAGGCTCTTGATCCTCGGAAGTTTGATCTCTACGAGCAGTTCCTCAGCGATGTTAAAGGGGATGCCGCCGCTCCGGATACGCGGGTAGAATCGCCTACCTACGAGAGGGTTGGAATCCCCGGTGCCCAACAGGATACAGGGGCTTCTCAGTTGATCCGTAGCGAGCTTGAGCGTCAGATCCAGCAGGGTCTTTCTCAGGTTGGAACTCTTGATCCAAGCATGGAGCGAAGAGTCCAGCAGGCCGCTCGCGCTCGCGGAAGTTCCATTGGCAATGTTCTTGGCAATCCTTCGGCTCTTCGTGAGTCGATCGCAATTCAAGACGCTCTTGGAAACGCAAACTCTCAACGCTGGAACGCTGCAATGGGATTGCTCCAGAGCGGTCAAACTACCAGCGATACCGCCAATCGGAACGCACAAGAAGCCTTCCAGAACATCCTTGCGGCCACTGGCCAGCGGAACACCGCGGCACAACAGAGCTTTGCAGGCCAGCTTACTTCTCAGCAGCAGATGTTGTCCGGTCGCCAGCAGAACATTGCAAACGTACAGTCCGCACTAGGACTCCAGCCAGTCTCATCTCAAGCTGCCCAGCTAGGTGGTCTTCAGCAGGGTGCGTCTCCGTTTGTGACTCCTCAATATACTCAGGGAATGCAGCTATCTAGCCCTGGAGACCTGATGAAGATGGGCACTGGCTTTGCTCTGACCAACGCTCAGAACCAATACGAGTCCGATCAAGCGAACTCCTTCATAAATCAGTTCAAGGGGTATGCTGGTGCGATCGGAAACCTTGGATCATCCTACGCGGGCTTCGGGCTTGGCGGATGCTTTGTCGCTCGTGAGTGTATCCCGGATCAGTGGGAGGCGTTCTACTTCTGGAAGGAACTCGTTGGACCCAAGTGGTTCAAGAGCTTCTACGACAGCAACGCTGAGAAGTTTGCGAAGTGGCTCAAGGACAAGCCCAAGGTCAAGAAGCTTGTGGCCAACTGGATGATAGCTCGAATCAACAGCATAATTCCAAAAAACTGATATGGCTGACGCAATCGACAATCTGGCTATAGACCTGAATCAAGCCAATACTGTAGATGAGTTTCCGGGGTATCCTGGATACAAGATGGGAGATTTGGTCCCCAATATGGGAGGAGTCAGGATTGGGGACACAGACTTTTATGGCACTGATGCGTATGGTCAAAAAGCTCCGTACAACTGGAGGACAGGGAGGTTTGAGTATGCTGCTCCCCCTACTCCTCCTGCGGATACGGATTCTCAGTTTGGGAGCTACCTTGCTGGAATAAAAGATTTGCAGGCTCCTGTCAGTCGTCCAGCGAGTTCTTCTAACCAGCCTTACACTCCGACATTTACTCCGATGGCCGCTCCTCCGGCTGTTCGGGTGTCTCCTCCTGCAAACTTTGGTCCAGTAACCGCATCCGGATACGCTCAACCTCCCGTTGATCCGATGAGTTACTACTCGAATCCTTCGACTGCATCTTTAAGCAACCCGTCAACCTTAGGAGGTGGCTCAGAGATCGATTACAATATCCCCGATGATCCCACCATACGAATCAATGAAGGAAGTACGGATGAAAAGGATGCGTTTGTAAGAACCGGAATCGGAACCACGTTGGATCCGAAGACTGAGGACACATATGGAGTTAAAGGTCTCGTTCCACCTGACCAAGCTGGTGGATTCGTTGGTGTTCAATATTTAGATCCAAGCCAAGTCGCTGCTACTACGTCAGGTCAAATACCTTCGGTTCCTCAAGGTGTTCGTAGTGGTGGAGAAACGGTTAAAATACCGGGAAGAGGGCTTCCTGATTACGAAATAATCGGAAAATTTGATGATGGAAGTGTTATCTATGCAGACCCGAAAAACACAAGAGATTCGTTTGTGGTTCCCAGTGTTCAAGACTATCCGGGAGTTGTTGACTTAAGCAATTTGCCGGAAGTGGTTTCTAATGTTGGTGGAGGAGGATTCCGAAATCGAAATCGAGAATTAAGCACTCCTATGGTTCCGTTTCAAGAAACGGCAACACCTGTTGAATCATACGAACCGACAGCCGCTAGCGTAGGAGGGTTTGATAACACTGGAGGAGATGTAACGGCTGGTCCTGGTGGTACGACTAATGTTACTCCTGGTTATGTTCCAAAACCTGAGCCAAAGCCGGGTGATGAGTTTAAGGATTCGCCTTGGCAAATATTTGAGCCAGTCAAAATAAATCCGGATTACATCAATCCAGTCACCGGAAAAGAATTCCCCCCTGATCAGGACGGTAATAGGTGGAACTTTACAAAAGGAGACTGGGATTACGCAGATCCTACTAAAGGAATTCCTCCAGTCAAAGATACCCCTAAGCCTCCTGTTGTAACTACACCTCCCAGCGGAGGTACTAAACCTCCTGATGGTGGCGGTCAACCCGGCGGCGGTCAACCCGGCGGTGGCCCCCCCGGTGGCGGAACTCCTGGCCGTGGACCAACCCCACTTCCCACTAGGGAGCCGGTCACACCGCTGGTCAGGAAAGAAACCGTCATCCCCACCAAGGGAACCAAGGAGGTTCCT